GAGATAAGGCATGAAATCCTCCAGATAAACTCTGATTGTAGCTTCCGTAGGTATTGGTTTGTGCGTTGGAGTTTAACCTATCGAATCCATACAGAACTCCTCTGTCAATAAGTTTTCCATCCACAGGGGTTGCCCGGTTTCCGGGAGTGTTGTCGTGCCACAATCCAAGAGAAAAAGTGTGTCCCAGGCCGTGAGCAACGTCATCCCTATCGTCTGTACCGTAGGATACGGTGAAAGGTCTGGTGACGTATGTGCCGTCTGTGATGTATTGCATTGCAGCAAAAATAGAAGTTGCATCCTTGGCCACGTCGTCGGAGGTAGACCCACTAATCCAAGTAGCCCAGTTAGCCGAAGTGACATCTGCGTTTATCGCAGTGTTTCTCATAATCATCGATCCCTGTGCCTCGTCTGAGGGATCATTCTTTATAACCAAGGTATCTCTGCTTGCGCCCTTCTTGCTTTCTAAAATTGGGTAGAAGTCATCTTGACGACTTAGGTATCTCGTATTTCTCGATTGATCATTCCCTGAAAAATCGTATATTCTCTCTATGATCTTTCTTCCGGCTGAGGTGTTGCTGCTGCCTGTTGTGAACATTCCTGGTTCCAGTTTGTACCAACATGCCAATCTTGCACTACCAGACATAGTGGATGGGTGGTAAGGATCAGAACCAGAAATAGTAATAGGTGTGTGTGGGGAACCCACAAAAATAAAATCATCTTTAGACACTATTCATCCCTCCTGTGGAATCGGTTTAGAAACTCACTAATCATCCCAATCTTCGAATGGTTCCGTTAGTCCATCGGTCAACCCGGAACCTTGGGTGAAATTTACATTCGGTGAGGCAACTGCCTCGGTTCCGAAAAATCCGGAGTCGAATGGTTCTGTTAGCCCATCGGTCAATCCCGATCCTTGTGTGAAATCCACTGTTGGGGAAGTGGCCGCTTCGGTTCCGTAAAAAGAAGTTCCCTGTTCAAAAGATTCTGTGAGTCCGTCTGTCAGACCGTTGCCCTGTTCAAAAGTGACCGTAGGGGAAGCTGCTGCTTCGGTTCCGAAAAATCCCCCACCTTGCGTGAATGGTTCTGTTAGTCCGTTGGTGGTGTCACTCTCACTAGCCCAGTTTGAAAAAGAAGATAAATCTGTTGCTGGAGTGGATAGACTTTCGAAAGTGTCTCCGCCAGCTGGGAAATTAGAGGAGGCAGAGAGATTAGCAATAGCAATAGTGCTGTCCCATCCTGCCGCGTTTTCAAACTTCTCGATATAGTTTATCATCTCTTGTTTTGCAAAAGGATCCTCTGTGGCGACGACGGCCTGTGGGGCACTCCACCCTTGGTGCCAAACACCGTTTCTACAAAAATACAAACAATTTGGTCTTGAAAAGTGATAGAGTGCTCCAGCATTTCCACCAGAATATCCTGCCGCACCCATGTAAAATAGGGCACCGTTATATAACCCTGCTGCCAAAGACGATGCATTGGCGAGAGAAACTAATGCAGATGCATCAGTTACCCCGTGATATGACGGAATTCTAAAAAGACCGTTGGACTCCAATCCACGAGTGAGTTCGTTTGGTGTGTGAGACGCGCCATAGTGAACATATCCTGTTGTGAAAGAACCACTTACACTAAAAGCACCTGGTCCAGAGTTTATATTAAATCTAGCATACCCTCTTCCCGGAGTGGTACTGTTATTAGCTTCGGTGAAATCATGAACAACAGTGCTGCCCGTCATCACAACTACTTTTCGTAAAACCATATAAAATCCCTCAATTTACGCAATATTACATGGGTAACTAGGCCATAGGTCACTGTAGTTACTAAATTATTTTGTGAATTTGGGGTGCGTTATTTGTATCGTAGAAAATAAATTTCAGGACCGGATCTACCCGCAATGATAAGTGCATCCAACGAAGGCTGCTTTGTAAGTTTGACCGTTGTGTTGTACCTCTTCACACTCGTAAGTAGTTGAGTTCAAATCGAAAAGACAATCTTGTGTTATTTTTGCTACTGTATAGTTGTGGAGGAGATCGTCGTCTTGTTTCATTCCGTAGCCAGGAATCTCACAAGTGGTGATGTAATCACCGTTCTCGATGTTGCCACCAATGTTGGCAATCCAGATGCCACCTTCACCGAGGGAGTTGATAATAATACGATGGTCGTTTTCGTCACCCTTATCGAACACGGAAGCAAATGCTCCATTGGAGTAAACCCTCGAACTGGTCTGTTCTTCTGCATCCGACACTACCCCAAATACTGACTTTTGGTTTCTTGAATTACTCAATTTGACTTTTGGAATGGCTTCGTTGACATCTATACTTCCTGCTGATAGGTTCGAGTATGTTCCGTCACTTACTACAATCTTTCCGACACTCGAAGATAACTCACTATAAGAAGACTCAGAAGATGGGGTGCTTCTGTGTTGTCCCGTAAAGTCAATGGCACCAACATTCGTGGTGTCGTGCAAATATCCTTTGGTAGAATCATCAAAAGTAAAGTAAAGGTTTTCATCACTTCCTTGCCAAATGGTCCAACATTGGTCGGTGGAAGATTGAATAATGGAAATGCCTCCCCCGTTGTTGTCGTTGGAGGATTGTTTGATCTGCAAAAGACCTTCGGAAGTATTTGAAGAAGTCGCATTGATCAAAACGTGTCCGTATTTGTCTATCCTCATTCTTTCGTATTCTGTGCTGTCACTTGTTCTGAATGTTAGCGCGCAGTCACCTGCTCCTACGGCACCAGCAGTAATCGTTGCAGTGTCTGTCGCTGAGATATCTAAAGACAAATACTCGTCTCCAGTAGAACTGCCTTTGGACAACAATAATCCAGTACCATACCCCGATGAAGTATTTCTAACATGTAACCTTTCATTTGAAATTTTATCAGTGGTTCCGAGCGCAGTTCCTGCTCCGTGGATGTGGATCGAGTTGGCAAGAGCATCTCTATCTATCCTGAGAACATTTGTGTCTGAAGTGCTATTGCTTCTCACTCCAATGTTCAACATACCGTTGCCAAAACCAGAAGCAGCATCACCGTCATAATCCATGAACGCACCATATGTCATAACTTGGCTTCCGTTGGTGTCCTCTGCGAACTCTAATCTACCGGAGAAGTTGCTAGCTGAAGAGTTGTCTGCTCCCAAACGGATAGAGACGGTGCCTCCATCGGCATCTCCCTCTATCGACAGGTTTGCGAAAGGTGTTGTTGTGCCGATGCCAACTTTAGCATCATTAACAACCAAGGTATCATTAAAAGTTCCGTTGTCGGAAATACTACCAAGTGTTATCTTTTGATCTCCGGCATCCCAACCGATCCAACCTCTTTCATTACTATCTTCCCCAAATCCAAAGAAGGCATCTGCTCCGGTTCCAGCTTCGAGAGTAACCCTGTTTATAGTGCTGGAATCTGATAATCCGAAGTCTCCTCCAATAGCAAGAGCAACAGTAGGATCGTTCTTACCAATACCAAGTTTCCCATCACTGGTAAGGAGCATCTTTGTGGACTCGTTTGAACCCCCACCTGTTTGTGTCATGAATGCTAGGTTTGATGTAGCAGAGGTGCCGTTATACCCGCCTACTACGGCAGGATCTCCATCTGCATTGATGCCAAGAGAAACATACTCAGTTGTTTCGTCGGCACCCCAAACAACGAGTGTGTTGTAGGCATCAGCTGCACCTGCAATTCTGACCTTCTCGTTTCCGCTGCGGGAGGCAGTGCCGATCTGTAGTGTACCAAAACGACCAGATTCCGACCCCGTTAGTGAGTTGACAGTTATGGCAGAAGCATTGGCCTTCAATACTTCATCGTTTGCATTTCCTGCATGGATTCTTACTTCCTCATCCATGAGTCGTATTTTTGTAGTGGTGCTGCTGTCTGATTGCCGTCTGATTACATCGACGTATATGTCTCCAGCTGCCGTAACATCTTCCTCTACATAAAGATTGCCATCACCGGGATCTGTTGAAGTTGTGCCAACTCTTAGGGCATCTATTCTTGCATAGTCGTTTACAAACAAGTCTCCCTCAACAAGAAGGTTTCCATCACCGGGATCTGTTGAAGTTGTGCCAACTCTTAGGGCATCTATTCTTGCATAGTCGTTTACATGGAGATCACCAGATACTGTTACCTGCCCATCGTAAATTGTAACCTCAGCTCCACCGGCGGGATCTGATAGGACGGTTGCGTCGGTGTTGCTTGCCCAAGAGATCCTGGAATGTCCTTGACTATCTTGGATGTCTCCTGCGGAGGCATTAAGTTTCAATTGGTTCCCAGCTATTAGTCCACTGCAAGTCACTCCCGTAAGAGTTCCCAAAGATGTGATGTTTCCCTGTGCTGCGGTTGCTAGAGTTCCAACAAACGATGTTGCCGTAACAGTGCCGTCTACATCGAGTTCGCAATCTGGATCTGCTTTGCGAATGCCAACCCTGGCGGTGCTGGCATCGGTTCTCAATATCGGATCATTGCTGTTGTTGTTGCTATTGACAACAAAGTCAATATTGTTGTTTCCATTATTGACAGTGACTTGGTGAGGGGCAGAGCTTTTCTTGTGCAGGCCGAGCAACGTAATGCCACCTGCTTCAAACTGAATCCTGTTATCGGTAAAGTTCATCCGAGTGTCGGCATCACCATTGTGCGTAATATGTTGGTTGAGGACAAGGGTGCCTGCGATGGTAACATTTCCGTCGGCAAGAGTAATCAGGTCAGTGTCAGAGGTGTGCCCAATAGTGCTTCCGGTGATGGTAACGCTGCAAAAAGTTGAACTTCCTGCTGTTTGCTGGATTGATCCTGTTATGCTGAGGATGTCGTCGAGGGTATTACCTAAGTAAGTTCGGCCGTCGTCTGTGAACTTGAATCCGAAGCTTCCACTACCACCATCTCTATATCCAATTGCCTTTGGTGCCATTAGTCATTGATTCCAGAGCCTGAAAGTTCATAGGTATCTGGGATCAGGGTGCATTCCGCAACCAGCTGAAATGTGGTTCCACCAGATGCGTTTGAGAGATAAATCTTCGAACACCGAACATTCAACGTCAACCTGTTCAATCCACCGGTGTTGGAGTTTGGGATGTCAATGTAGTGTTTCTCGTTAATAACACGAGCATTTGTTTTTGAAGCAAAATGTACTCTCAAGGCATTGCTTCCGTTGTTATAGATCGTCACGGCCTTGGTGACTGCGGGGAAAGAGACTTCTACCTCGGCACCACTAGAGATACTCCCCCCAGTGATGTACGGTCTTCCCGAAATCTGGTATGCACCAGCTGAATGTAATCCTGCGCTATATTTTGACATAATGTTTCTCTCCGTTCATCCTTTAATTAGTCTTGTTTCTCTTCTTTTCGTGCTCTCTTTTGAGTCTTTTTTTCATTTCCCGATTAGTGTCGGATGGTTTTTCGTAATATCTCCGATCACGGATTTGTTCAATAATTTTGAATTTCTTTACTTTTTTGCAAAATCTCTTTATGAATCTCTCAGCAGACTCACCAGGTTTTGGTTTCATCGTGATGTTTGCCCTCATGATCCTGCTAACCTCTTCCAGTTTGGATTATACAGTGCAGAGATGTCAACACCAGGATCTCTCGGATCTTTCCCGCTCAGTGGGTTTGAAGCCTGCGAAGAAGGGGATGCTTGAGGCGGGGCAGGTGTTGTTCCCTCAAAAACATTTGTTCCACCGATTCGTTTGTTCTTCATTGCCTCGATAACCTTGTTGGTCTTCTTTTTGACCTCTTCATAGGAGGGTTTCTCACTACTCTCCTTAACAACAACTTGCTGTTGGGGTTGAATGCCTTCGGTTATCTGTTGGACAACCGACTTCAACAGACCTTCTTCCAATAGCATCTCCGTGATACATTCTTTTATGATTGGTTCCAAGACCTTCTTCAAATCAGACTTCTTCATTACCTGCTCCACTATCTGCCAATGCTTTCACCTTAGTAGTTAAAATTTCCATTTTGTCGGGGTTTCCAAGAATGCTCAACACTTTCTCGTAATCACCCTCTTTAATACCTTCGGCAAGTTCTCCCAACATGCCAATGACGTTTGTCTTTAGTTGTTCGGGGGAAACATTATATAATCCTGGAACATTTATCATATCTTGCTCCAAAAAAGAAATCTCTTCCATGATTATTTTCTTTAGTTTACCTTTAGTTATTTTCATTTTCGTTCCTCCAAATGATGTCATTTAAAATTCTGTTTATCTTATCTGCCTTAGTGAAGATATTTGGTTCCTTGTTGGCAATCTTGCTCTCCCTTAGTCCCATAAAAGCTCCGGTGGTTGAAGGTTCTGATACAAAATCAAAGCAAATTAATTGGAAATCGTCCTGAACCAATGTTGAACCTCCCTCGGACTCAGTAACTGATCCCAGTCCCCTTGATGAAATTCCTAGTTTAACATTCGACTCCACAAGAGAACGAAGGATCTGTCCGGATGGAGTATTCAAAACTTCTACCTTCCCTTTAACATCATTTCCGTCCCACCACACATCAGTAACGATATGGGAAGCGTTCTTTAGATTGATGACGGAATCGTCAGGGTGATCGAGTTCACCTACTGCTCGTCTTTCTCTGACAAGCTTCTGGTATGTCTCCACTTCTCTTTCGAGGATTGGACGAGGATAAACTCTGCCGTTGCCGTTCTTGGCATTTGCTCTCTGCATTACACCAGAAAGAATCAGGGCATTGTTCTCCTTGATTCTTCTCTTCTCATCTTCGGTGAGAAGGTCTTCGCAAATACCACCCTCACACAACTCGTAAAATTCTCTAAGCAAATATTTTGACATGTTCTATCCTCTCTAATGGTTCATCGATGCGGGCGTAACCCGCTCGAACTAGCACCCTTTACGGCATCTTCTCACTGGTTGTAGCATCCACTTTTTCATATCTAACTCCTCCATCACCGACAAGTTGGACAAGAAAGTAACTTACCCCCGATGATACGCACCCCAAAAGGAGCGGCGTAGTTGGACCTCTATCAAACATAAATAGTGAAGTGTAGGGTGAAAATGCCCATAAAAGCACCCCAACCCAGAAACCAATGCACATTGGGCATCGGAAGAAGTGATACTTTGGTCTTAACTTGTCAAAGAGGGAACCATATACTAAAATGTGAGTCATCCCGTAAGAACACAGGATGAAGTAAATCATCTCTTCGAACACTATCTATAACCCGGTGTGTACCTTCCGTGTGTATCCCTAGTGATACTCCCTTTTTGTTTTTCGTGAGGAACTTCTCCCAATTCAGTGGAGTCTTCGTCTTCCGGTTCTACAAGTCGATCTATTTCTTGTTGCTGATACTGTTTATCATAAGCAAAGTATGGTCGTTCCTCGTCGATGAACTTGGAAAGAGAGAGGAGGACTACGTTAGTTGTGTCGGCAGATTTTGACTCTGGGTACACTCCCTCTATAGCTCCATAAACATTTCCACCCTGAACTGTCTCTGGAAGTATGATTCCTCTCTTTACGAGAAAGTCGAACATGCGGTTTTGGGCACCATAAACTGTGTCACTCATCATCTCTTTCGGAAATGCGACAATCTTCTTTTTTTCCGGCATCATAACGATGTCAATGTCGATGTGATCAAAGATCATAACATTGCCGTCGATGGATTTTCTAGCATTCAATTTTATGCTAACATCTTCTGTGGCGGGGGATTTATCCCCCTTGTTGTCTGGCAGGTCTATCTTAATGTCTATTGTCATGATTGTCCATTTCCTTTACCAATTCTTGAAACTTTAAAACATCCTTCAACATCTCATCGTTGATTGGACTCTCCTTATGAGACTCCAAGATAGACATAACCTTTTGAGCAGAACCAAGCATCTGAGAGTCGCAGACCTCTGAATCTTTCATGAGATCTGATAACTTCTCTTTGATTAAACCGATCTCTTCATTCAAATATATCTTCAATTCTACTCCGTTGTCAGAAAAAGATGAAATGTACTTCATCAGAAGGGTTTTCTGATTTTCAGTAAGGGCTCCGGAATATTTACTATTAAACTTTTCCAAGAACCTATTCATGACAAGTTCGTCAATTTGTTCTAATTTCTTTTCTTCCCTTTTTTCCACACACACCATTTCTTCAATAACCCTGTTCTCCAGCAAAACCCTATCCTTTATAGATGCCTCCGCTCCGAACATTTGGGAAATGGTTGCGAGTGACTTGTAGGATGGGACGAAAGTGCTGAAAACTTCTGTATCGAGGTTTTTGTTTATCATCTTTATGAGGGCTGTTTGTTCGGAGAACAGTTTGCTTTTATCGAGGGCATCGTGTCTCCTTTTTGCTTCAACAATAATCTTTTCAGCAACAGAACCCTCAATACCCCTGCACTCCATGATAGAACGATAAATTTCGTGCTCCTTTGAAACCTCCGTGTCTTGAAAGAATTCCTTTATAATTGCCATAGCCTTCGATTTTCTATCATCATCTTTGTTTATAATTGACTCTGTAATCGTCAACGTCAGTGCTTCGTAGATGAAAGCTACATTCCTTTTCTTGTTGTGCTTATTCCTCATCATTTTTGTCTCCAGTCTTCTTGTTTTCTAATCCTTCTACAAGTTTCTTTATTTGATTCTTAGAATTGAAGAGAGTTTTCTCTTCGTCTTCTTGATAATTAGTGCTTTTGTCTTCGTAAATTCCATTATCGATCCCAGTATAGAGTGTAGAGATGTCAGTCAATCCGGGCAAAATGTTTCTTTTTGTAGAGCTGGCAGTCTCTCTGCTGAATTTCGATTTCATGCTTTTTTGACGGGCAGCGTTTCTTTTTCCCACTTCCCCCTTCTTAACACGGGTTTTTCCCTTCCACCCCTTTTTGGTATATTCTTGCCCCACCTTAATGTCCTCATCTTCTTCGAGTTCATCGGGAGCAGCAAGTAGAGTCTCATCTTCTTCCGGCTCATCTTCGCCACCAAGATCGTCTCCTCCAAGATCGTCTCCTCCCAAGTCACCTCCGAGATCGCCTCCACCCAAATCACCTCCAAGATCGTCTCCACCTTCACCACCCTCTTCTGGTGGTTCCTCGGCAGCTGCAAGAGCAGCATTGAGTTTCCTATCGTGGAACATCTCTCTCTGCATCCTAATAACTTCCTCATCCGTCAAACCAAAGAGGTGATTAGCAATCCACCTTTTACTGAAAAATCCCTCTGTTGCTCCCGAAGCAACTTCGAACTTTGTTCTCCAATGTTCGAGTTCTTGCAACTCAGCAATCTTCGAAGGATTATTGAGGATAAGAGAAAAAGAAACCAAATCGTCGCCCCTGAATCCGAGAGTGTAGAGATGAACAATTCCGATCTTCTCTATTTCTGACAAAACACTTCTCTGCAATCTCTGTATGGTTCTGGCAAAACGAACGTCTTTTTGTGCAAGTGTCGTTTTCTCTTCGTCACCACCCTCTCCACGGGAGAGGTAAGATTGGGGGATTTTGAGAGCAGAAAAAAGTTTGTCTCTCAAATATTTTACATCGTCAATATCTCCCGTAAATGTACCGCCTGGGAGGTTTTCGATGGATGACTTGGAGTCACCCCTAACTGGCAAAAAGTAATCTTCCTCGACGGACAAAGGATTATATCTCAAATCTACTCGACCTGTATTAGAATCGACGACTTGATTTCTCTTCATAGAAGTCATTACTTTTTGCATATATTGCTCAACATCTTGGGGGGAGATGTTTCCAACATCAATGTAAAATACTCGCCGCTCGGGGGAGCGAACGATTCGGTAAGCCATCATAGCATCTTCCAACAGAGTTAGTTGTCTCCAAATCCTTCTTGCTGCTTCCAGAATAGAGGAACCATAAGGAACATACTTGTCATTTCCAAGTATGCGAAAGTGAGCAACCTGCCAGTTCTCAAAGGTTATTCCACCTGAGTTCCACTGAAATTGTATATAGTTTGGATTGGTGGGATCTTCTCCCTCCAATCTCTCAACTTCTTGTGGTGGCAATCCAACTACGTTAGTAACACCTTGGGTTTCGTCAATGTCCATGTAGAGAAAATAATCTCCATACTTGCACATCGAACGACACCATCCATATAAATTAAATTCTATATTCAGAACATTGTGAAAAAGGTTGTGAAGGATAGTTCTTATCTCTTCATTCTTGCAGTCCACTCGTAACATCTCCTGTAACACGGTCGAGGTTGTCATCTCATCTGCGTATATATCCATCGCGGATGCAATCTCCGGTACATATTCCATCTGATCGAAATCAGCATACCTCTCAGAACGGTTCCTGTTTACCATGTTTTCAGAATAAAACCGATCCATTGGATTGTAAGTTGTCTTCTGAAAGTTCAAACCCTGCGCTGACTTAAACTTATATTTGTCTAAATCTCTTCTTCTTTGACGACGATACATCTGAACTCGTCTATTTGTGAGTGGTCCTGATAGAAGTCTCGTTAAACTTTTGAAAAGAGGTGATCTATTATTTCTTGGATTATTCTTTTGGTCTGCCATCTATTATCCTTTATACAACCACGAGAACTCTTGCTGTTCTCTTATTGCCCGTTCTCTCTCTGTTCCTCGGTCATGATCTAATGCTCTATTATACCCTGTTTGTCCAGGAATTTTAGTACTTATTTTAGTATTTGTTACAACCATAGCATCCAGACAGGCTCTGTTATATTCCTCCGCACGTTTGTTCGCAATCAGGGCAGTATCTCGAACCCAACAGGCAATTGCGAGGGACATAACGAGGTCGTCGTTGTATCCCCTCATTGCTTGCGGTTTACCGTGAACCCAAACGAAAGTTCGGATTTCATCCAATACCCGATTGGAATATAGGATAAGTAGTTTGTTTCTGATGAATTCTTCCAACTTTGCTATGATGAGTGGTCTTGTTTTCATGGACGTGGTGAAGCCAGGGACAACATTTGTTCTGTTTTCTGCCCCTACGGGGTCTACCGATTCATGGGTGGTTTTGTGGGAATAATATAAATTTGGGTAATTCTTTTCTATTAGTTTTTCCAAAATACTGAATCCGATATTGTTATTCTCAACAACCAACAAGCACTGACCATATTCGTTTGCCGTGGTTGCAAGGAGGTTTGCAAACATCTCTGAGTTCGGTTTTCCCTTATACTCTGCAACAACCTCCATCGTTTCTAATTTTATGATGTGGAACACTGAATAATCTTTTCCATCACCCCTTGCGACATCGGCAACGAGAAGGTATTTGTTTTCTTGCCTGTATTCTTCCCAGATCCACAAGTTGCGGTCGAATGCTGTTCTGTGCTTCGGATCGATTACCGCATTCGTTATTTTTTCTATGTCATCAGGGTGAATGACTGTCTCACCTGATGCAAGGAATGAGCATTCCAATTCCTGTGCAATATCTCTGCGAGACATATTTCTGGTTTCTTTTTCGAACCATGCCTGATCTCTGTCGGGGTGCGT